TTAAGCCCAACTGGATTTTGGCGGAGGAAGCAGACCGGCTGACAAAAGCGTACATCAAGCGGAAGGAAGCCGGCGAAGATCTTCCTGGCCGCATCAGGGACCGGGTGGCGGAGGCCCTGCAGGTAAACAAAACCAAGCTGGCCAACCTGTCCACTATCAAGAACGGCCTGAAAGTGCCAGGCATTATCGAGGCGTGGAAACAGCAGCGCATCCCGGAGGCTGCCGCCCTGGAGATCGCCCGCATGGACCTGAATACGCAATACCGTTTGCTGGACTGGATGATCGACAAGGGCCGGAGCTACACCATCAACGAGGTGCGGATGTTCCGCACGGTGCGGAGCTTTTGCCGGGAGAAGTGCCCGGAGACCGCCGGGTTCTGCCCAAACGCGGAGCGGATGTATAACGTCTGTTACCGCGGCGGAGAATGGAATTGCGCCGGATGCTGCAAGAGCTGCCTGAAGACAGACAGCTGCCTGGCGGTGTGCCAGTACGCCAGGAAAGAAGAATCGTCAAAGGCCGGTATCGCGCCTCCACCGGAGAAAACGCCGCTCAACCCGGCGGCGAAGGACCCACGGCTGGATTACCGCACGCAGACGCCCACCTTCTGCAAGCGGGTGCGGGAGCTGCGTGAAAAGACCGGGCTCAGCCGCAAGGAGTTTGCGGAGAGCATCGGAGAGTATCCGGGTACATACAGTGCCTGGGAGAACGCCAGCATGGGCGGCAGCGGAAGCATCCCGAAGCTGGCCCTATGCCTTGGCACCACAACGGACTATCTCTTCGGCCTGACGGACGATCCTAAGCCTCCTTCAGCGCAGCCGGAGGGACAACTCATGATCTCCGGTTGGATGCCAGGCGGGACCAATCCGAGAGAACCGTGTTATGCGGCGGCCATTTTGGATTTTGGCGGCGACCAGCCAGTTCTGCGAAAAATCGTATACTGGGACGGCGCTGCCTGGCGCTTCCGCCCAAACGGCGAGACCATGTCTTTGCTTCCTGCCGTCTGGATGGCACTCCCGGTGTACAGTAAGGAGGTTTCCAATGACACGCAATGAACGGAGGAGGCGGCGCCGGGTCCTGTCCTGCATGGCGGCGGTGATCTTCCTGCTGGCCCTGTGGGGCTGGACGCTGGCGCTGATCCTGGCATGAGGCGGCCCGACCCGCCTTGCGGCGCGGGATGCCCGCGCCGCAGCACTGCCTGTCACGATCCGAAGATCTGCCCCGCATGGGGAGCATATCAAACGGCGCTGGCAGAGTATAAGGCCATTCTGGCCGCCGGCCGCCGGGCTGAGGACGATTACGAAAAGGTGCGGAATGGCCGGGATGATCGGGAGACGCTGAAAAAGCGATGGAGGTAGACATGGAGTTTTATGAGCTTGCAAAGGCTCTGCGGGCCATGAAAGTGGAGACCGGCAGTCTGGTGTGTCTTGGCTGCCGGTACGAGAATAACTGCGGAATCAAAGGATGTGCCATCCTGGTACAAGCTGCCTCCGCTATCGACATTTTGCCGAAGACGGTCTGCAGTTTGACAAAAGGCTTGTGCGGAGTGTGGCAAGAATGCGACCGGCTGAGAGCAGACCAGAAGAAGCTGCTGGAGGCTTACGACGCCATGAGCCGGGACCTGGAGGCCAGGACGGCCCAGGTACGCAGATTGCAGGAGGAACTGGAACGTGTTAAATAAAATCATCATCATGGGCCGTCTTGTTCGTGATCCGGAGCTTCGGCGCACCCAGAGCGGCACGGCGGTGACGTCCTTCCGCCTGGCGGTGGACCGGGACTATAAGGCCGAGGACGGCAGCAAGCAGGCAGACTTTTTTGACGTGGTTGCCTGGCGCTCAACGGCCGAGTTTGTCAGCAAGTATTTTTCTAAGGGCCGCATGGCCGTTGTGGATGGCAGGCTCCAAAGCCGCCCCTGGACGGACAAGGACGGCAACAAGCGGATTGCCATTGAGGTCGTGGCCGATAGCGTATATTTCGGCGACAGTAAGCGGTCCGAATCGGACACCGCCGGCGAACCTGCTCCCGGATGGGATCAGGAGCCGAAGGAGCTTCCGGACGAGGAGAAGGGAGATCTGCCGTTTTGATGGAGCTGGATAGGACGCTGGCCGGCCTTCGCCGGCTGCGTGATAAAACGACCCGCTTTGCTTGCTCCGGCTGCGGGATGGAGCATAACTGCTCCGACGATGGATGCCGCATCATCCGCTCCGCTATTGAGTAGGTGCAAAGGCTCTCCGCAGCGCTCTCCACAAGCGAGGCCGCCAGGACGGAGCTGTGGAAGCAGCTTATTTCTGCACGGCAGGAGCTTGCGGAAGCCAAAAAAATGCCACATGTATATAAATGCTTAGCTTGTGAGTTCCATCATGTTTGCGATAACTGTGATGCTGATTGCCTGGATTGCGGGGCGCCATGCAATACTTGCCACGATTTCAGCAATTTTGAGCCTTGGGGAAAACGGGAGGCGTGAACATGGCTTTTAAAATTATTACCTGTCCCTGGTGCGGCAAGGAAGCCCGTATTACATACGAGGAAAACCGCGTCTACCAGATGAAGTGCTATGCATGCCATAACTCTATACTTCACGAGGATAGGAGCTTTGACAGGGCGGTAGAATTCTTTGAACATCAGGCAAACCTCCTCCAGGCCGAGAAGGACGGGCGGCTGGCGGTGCTGCCATGCGGAACTGATGTGGAGCTTATAAGAGACGGATATGCCTTCAAGGCGGACCATTGGAACCATACGCTTACGGCCTTCCGCGATGAGCCTAAAAACAAATCAGGTAAGCAGATAGCACTTTTCTCTACAAAGGAGGCGGAGGCGGCGATGAAAGGCGGTGATGGCTGAATGACTGATTATGCAAATAGCAAGTGCAGGATAACTGGGCAGATGTGTACTGCATGGTCAGATGTTGCCGGATGCGGACTGGTTCGTTGTAAATTCTTGGAGGAGAAGGGTGGTGACAAGAGGGTGACAGATAGTCGAAAAAGCTGCCCAATGCGGCATGAAAACGGTAATTGTACCGTTGCTGGTGGCTTTTGCACTGCGGTAAACGACCATATTTGCGAGGCTTTGCACAATGCGTTCGACTGCGGGTATCGCTCCGCCCTCCGGCAGCAGGAACAGGAGCGCAAGGCCGCCACCGGCGAAGGTCTAAGATGCAAATACATTGTCCGGAAGGCTGATACTGGAGAGGGTGTAGACGGTTGCTTTGTACTGCGGCCTGACAGGGACCGCGCCGCCGTTGCTGCCTTACGGGCATATGCGACGGCTACGGATAATGATGTCCTGGCAACTGATATCCTCAACTGGGTAGGCCAGGAGAGCAACGAGCCTCTAACCCTGGCCGAGCTGCGGGAGATGGGTGGAGAGCCGGTGTGGATTAAACTCTTTGACCCAGACGAAGAGTTTTGGGTTTTGAGAAATGAGTGGGTCGATACACGAAATCCGGAACCCATGATACTGTTCCACATGCGCTGGTATTCACATGCTGACTACGGCAAGACCTGGCTGGCCTACAGCCAGAAGCCGGAGGAGGGGACGGTATGACGCAAAGAAATTGTGACGATTGCTATTTCTCCAAGTTGGAGGGAAAAAAAGAACCGTGCAAGTCCTGCAAAGCTACGGATGATGGGTTTACAAACTTTAGAGAAGTTCCGCTGACCAACGCCGACCACATCCGGGCCATGAGTGACGAGGATCTGGCGGAGTTTCTGTCCAGCATTGCATATGGCAGAGAAACGCCGTGGAGCGAGCCGTTTGCGAGAAAACTGTGCGACAGATGCCTAACGGTGCATGGAACATATGAGAGTGGCATTGAAGATGATTTTCACGAATGCGATTTTGTGGACGGAAAATGCCCTCATGGGAGCGATATTGCGTGGTGGCTCCAGCAGCCAGCGGAGGAGGATGGCCATGGTTGACTTTGGTTGCTATAATTTTTCTTTCCGAGACCTCCCTCCCGAGGTTGAGGCAAACATCGTTACAGGTGTCGGCCGGCAGCATAAGCGGGGGCGCCAGAAAGTAGAAACCTATCACAAGCAAAAGAAAAAGGCTGCTGCTAGGATGAAGAAGCAGAGCCGGAAACGGAACAGGGGCAGTGACCATGGCTGACGGACCGTGGATCTGTGTGCGGCAGCGGGCGGGGCCTCTGGTCAAGGAGTGCCGGGCCCTGCGGCCACGGCTCAGCAAAGACGATGACCCATATACGGCGGCAGAGAAAAAAACGCTGCAAAAAAGGATGCGCTCTGCTGTCTGCCATGGGCCAATAGATCGGCTGGAATTGATCCTTGCATTATTCGGATATGAAGGATCGCATTATGAACTATCTTTTGATGATGAGCACTTGCCGCGAAATTTTAAGGGTGTCCGCAATGCAATAACTGCATTTTTTAAAAAATGCAGAAGATGGCGAGGAAATCGGCCTTTTGATTACATTTATGCCATTGAATATGGCTCTCAGCATTGCAGATTTCATGTCCACCTTATTTTGCGGGACAGCGAGTTTTCTCCGGCAGAGGTGAGATATCTTTGGAAGTATGGGAGCGTAGAAGATTTCCCGGTTTTGAAGAAAGACGGTGGATATAGAAGGCTTGCAAAGTATTTTAACAAAGAGCCTTCTGATGGATTTTTTCTACCGGTTGGGCGTCATGCCTGGAGCTGCAGTAAAATCCTTCGCGAAAAATTGCCTCTTCCGGAAAAATGGAATGATCCATCGGGAGCAATTCCAGTTCCAAGGGAGGCTTTTTGGCGCAGCAGTCCGGTTGGACCGGAATGCGTCCCAAATGAATTTGGTGTATATTATTACTATTCGTACATTGAACCAAAAACAGTGCTTTATATTTAGAATAAGATTCAATACTTGAAATATAGTTGGTTTTTGAGGACATTCGAAAGAAAGCGAGGAGAAAGCCTTGACGAGCATGCAAAAGCAGACTATACTGGCAGTAAAGAACGGATGGGTTTCGTGCCCGTACTGTCGGAACGGACGCTTGATGAAGGTCCTTCCGGACACGGAAGGCTCAAGCATACAGGTTTTTTGCAAGCATTGCAGGAAAGAAATAATCCTGGATATTCACAAGGGCATGGGAGTTGAGCTCCACGGCCAGTGAACACCCCGAGAGGGGATGGACACTAGCCGTGGAGTTTTTTATTTTGCCTGGAGGTGATAGCCCATGGCAATGAAGCCTCTCCGGCCTTGCCAGCATCCAGGGTGCTGCGTCCTGGTACCGGGTGGATACTGTGACGCTCACCGTCCCAAGCGGGAGGCGGACCGCAGCGAGGAGGCCAAGAGCTGGCGCTGGATGTACCAGACGCCGGAGTGGACCGACGACCTGCGGCCCACGCAGCTTTTGCGGGAGCCGTTCTGCCGCATCTGCGCCCAGCATGGCAGGCGGGTGCGGGCAACGGACGTGGACCACATCGTGGACCACAAGGGCGACTGGGACAAGTTCTCCGACCGGAGCAATCTGGAGAGCTTGTGCCACTCCTGCCACAGCCGCAAAACGGCGCGGGAATTGTGGCAAAATCGAGCGAAAAATAAGCGCCGCTGAAACAGAAACCGGGCCCAGCTTTGGGCGCACGGGCGCGTGACGCATCGCGTCGCGCGGGGTTCCTTGCGGACCCTCCCCCCGGTCAAAAAAGTTTCAGCCGGCGCGCTCAAGACCGCATGCCCCCCTCCGTGCAGGATTTTTTCCCCACGGGGATTTCGGCGGTCCGGCGTGCTCCCCGGCGTTGAGCCGGGGTGTGGTATTCCTCCTTCCCCGTGTCCTGGACCTCCCTCCAGGGCCGGGGAGTGCGCCGGACAATCATTGCGCGGCTTTCTTCCGGGTGGCTTGCCACCGCCCGCTTCACCTTTCTGTCCCGGGTTGCCTGCCGTGATCGGCCGGCCGCCCGGAAGAGAGCCGCGCGGAAAGGAGTACAAAGTATGCAAAAGAAACGAAACGCCTGCGGCGGGGCCGTTGGTAAGTGCGGCATCAACCCGGCACCGACGGCGGATAACGCCACCGTCAGGGTGGCAGCGGAGCAGCTGGAGCTGGTGCCTATTGATGATCTAGTGCCTTACGCCAATAACGCAAAGATCCACGACAAGCGGCAGATTGCCCAGCTGCGGGCCAGCCTGCGGGAGTTCGGTTTTGTGACGCCGGTGCTCATCGATTTTGACAACAACATTATCGCCGGACATGGACGGGTGGAGGCCGCCAGGGCGGAGGGCATGACTGAGGTGCCCTGTGTGCTGGTCAGCAATCTGACCGAGGCACAGCGCAAGGCGTACATCCTGGCGGACAACCGCCTGAGTGAGACCTCCGCCTGGGATACCGAGGCCCTGAAGATAGAGCTGGAAGGCCTGGAGACGCTGCAGTTTGACACCGGCATCATCGGCTTTGACGCCGAGGCTGTGAAAGAGATCGAGGTATCCGGTTATACCAGAGCGGCGCCAGGGAAGAACGCTGAGGACGCCAAGCATTTCTGGGGAGACGATGAGGGCGAGGAGAACGCCCAATACGATGAGTTTGTGGATAAGTTCAAGCCCAAGAAAACAACGGATGACTGCTATACGCCGGAAAATATCTACGCCTGCGTAAAAGACTGGGCCGTTGAGCAATACGGCCTGGAAGGCGCTGAAGTCGTCCGCCCATTCTTCCCCGGCGGTGACTTTGAGCACTACGACTACCCGGATAACTGTGTTGTCATTGATAATCCTCCGTTTTCTATCCTGAGCAACATCTGCCGGTTTTACGAGGAGCACGGAATCCGCTATTTCCTGTTTGCTCCCGGTCTTACGCTTTTTTCCATCAATTCCGGAAAATGCAACTATCTGCCCACTGGTATTTCAATCGTCTACGAAAACGGTGCGAACATCAGCACTTCCTTCGTGACAAACCTGGGCGAGTATAAACTGGAAATTTCGCCGAATCTATACGAACGGCTCTCCGCGGAGAACAAAAAGAATCTCAGCGAACTGCCGGCCGATATTCCGAACTATGTATACCCGGATTTTGTGGTATGCGCTGCAATCAATAAACTGGTCAAGTATGGACAGCCTCTGCGCTTTTCCTCGGATGAGATGGCTTTTGTCCGGGCACTGGATTCCCAGAAAGAGCAGAAAAAGGCAATTTTCGGATGTGGCTTCCTTTTATCGGAGAAGGCAGCCGCGGAGAAGGCAGCCGCGGAGAAGGCAGCCGCGGAGAAGGCAGCCGCGGAGAAGGCAGCCGCTACCAGGTGGGAGTTGTCAGAACGCGAGATAGAACTTATCAAGTCACTGAAATAGAACAAGGAGGACGCCCATGGCAGGAACTAGACAGCCCACCGATGTGGTGGAGGCCAACGGCTGCAAGCACCTCACCAAGACCGAAAAGGCGGAGCGCCGGGCAGGTGAGGTACAGGTGCCCAGGCCCAAGACCATCAAGGTGCCCAAGTGGGTGCCGGAGCAGCTGAAGGGCGATTTCCGACGGCTGAGCAAGCAGCTGCTGGCGTGCGGATTATACACCGATCTGGACGCGGATACCCTGGGACGCTACCTGGTGGCCCAGCATCAATACCTGATCGCCACCCAGGAGACGGAGAAGGCTTTGGCAAAGCGGGACCAGGAGGCGGCGGACAGCTGGGGGCGCATCCAGGAGCGGTACTTCAAGCAGGCCAGGAACTGCGCCAACGACATGGGCCTGACGGTGACCAGCCGTTGTCGGCTGGTGGTACCCAACATGGGCACCGGCAAGCAGTCTCCGGAGGACGATAATCCATTCCTGCAGCTGATCCAGGGAGGAGCGAAAAAGCGTGCCTGAGATGATCTGGCTGACGCCGTTCATCCATGTACCAAAGCCGGAGGACGGCGCGGAGCTCCGATACAGCCAGGATGCTGTGGACCAGGTGCTGGATTTTTTTGGCCTGCTGGTGTTCGGACAGAACAAGTGGGCCGGCCAGCCGTTTGAGCTTCTGCCCTGGGAAGAGCATCTGATTCGGGAGTTTTACGGCGTCCAGGTCAAGGATGACGACGGTCGTTGGGTCCGGTACCGGCGCTTCCTCTACAACGAAATCCCCAAGAAGAACGGCAAGAGCGAGCTGGGGGCGGGCCTCGGCCTATATCACCTGCTGGCGGACGGCGAGAATAAGCCGAATGTCGGCATTTTCGCGGTGGATAAGGAGAACGCAGATATTATTTACCAGTGCGCCAAGTACATGGTGGAGCATACGGAGCTGAGCCAACCGGCGCACCGGCCCATCGCCTGGTGCCGGGACAGCGTGCGGGAAATCCGCACACGGTTCGGCGGGCTGATGAAGGTCTACTCCGGCGATGTGGATAACAAACACGGTCCCTCTTTCTCGGCCATCCTCTGCGACGAGCTGCACGCCTGGGCTGGTAAGGCTGGCCGGGATCGCTGGCGTGTCCTGACTGTGGGCTCTGACGCCGCTCGGGCGCAGCAGACCGTGCTGGTACTGACAACGGCGGGCAATGACCCTGACCGGACCAGCATCGGCTGGGAAATTCACGAGAAATGCCGCCGTATCCTGGCATGGCGCCGGGGAGAGCCGGAGAGGCCGATGGACGAGGACGACACGGAGTGGCTGCCGGTGATGTACGGCATCTCAACCCTGACCGGGGACGACCCGGACAAGATCGCGGAGCTTGATATTTACGACGAGAACCTCTGGAAACAGTGCAATCCCTCCTACGGCGTGACCATGAATACCCGGAAATTCCGCAAAGAAGCCAGCACGGCCAGGCAGAGCGAGTCCGCGGAGCGCAGCTTCCGTTGGCTGCGCCTCAACCAATGGGTATCCACAAAGGACGTTGGCTGGCTGCCGGTAACGCTGTACGACAAGACCCAGATCGGTCCCTCCGCCAAGGCGGAGCGGGAGGAGTGGGTACGGGAGCACCTTTACGGAAAGACCTGTTATGCCGGCCTGGATATGTCACTTCGGACAGACCTCAGCGCTCTGGTGCTGGTATTCCCTCCACAGCCGGGGCTTGACGAGGGCGTTGCGTTGTTTCAGGCTTGGCGTCCACTGGATGGAATACTGGAGGCGGAGCAGCGGGATCATGTCCCGTACCGGGACTGGGAACGTGCAGGCTTCCTGACATTGTGCAAGGGCGACATGATTGATAACCGGGATGTGATCGCGGCGATACTGGAAGCGCAGAAACTGTTTGACCTTCGGGCTCTTGGCATCGACCAATATCTGACCCAGACCATGACGCCTCTGCTGCAGGACGCGGGCATTGTTGTGATCGCCATCCCGCAGACCATGGCCGGCATGAGTCCGGCTATGAAGGAGCTGGAGGGGATGATCCGGGAACATACCATGCTCCACATCCATAACACCTGTGCCAGATGGAACTTTGGTAATGTGCGGTGTGCTGTTGATGGCAACGAAAACCAAAAGCCCATGAAAAACCGCAGCACCGGTCGCATCGATATTATCGTGGCCTGGATCATTGCCGTAGCGGTGTGGATAATCGTCAGGAACCAGCCGGAAGACCTGGCAGACGTGATCGAAAGCGGAAAATTCTCTATGTGAGTATGGGAGGATTTGATGAAAGAAAAACGAAAATGGCGGCGGCCGCAGACGGTGGATGTGCTGTTTTTCCTGGGCGCTGCACTGGTGGCTGTTGGTGTTGCCCTGTGGGCCTGCCCGGGGGCGGGTCTGGTAACAGCGGGAGGTTTTTGCCTGGCTGCCAGCTGGCTGGCGGAGCCGGCCGGAAAGGACGGTGATGGTGCTTGATCTCTTACAAGAGGTTTGCCAGAAAAGGAACGGGCCTGGAGGACCAGGGTGTGCTGACCTGGCGGATGGTATTCGGCGAGAGCCGGGGGAGTCGGGACAGCCCTCCCACGCCGGATGAAGCGTTGAAAATCTCCGCATTTTACCGTGCGGTGGACATCCGCTCCGATTCCATCGGCAAGCTGCCGGTGAAAATCAAGGATCTTACCAGCAAGCGGGATGTGGATGACCACTATCTGGGCCCCGTGCTCTGGGAGCGGCCAAACGAGGCCATGACGCCCTTCGTCTACAAGAAGTTGGTGGAGTACCAGCGGATTGTGCTGGGCAAAAGCTACGTCTGGATCTACCGGGATGCCGGAAGCGGACGGCCTGTGGAGTTGATTCCGCTGCCGCCGGGTAGCTGCAGTCCGTACATCGATCCGGGCTCCGGTAAGCTATGGTACATTGCCCAGGAACCAAAGAGCGGCCAGCTATACAAGCTGGACCCAGCGGACATTCTGCATTACAAGGGCTTTACCACAAACGGTGTGGACAGTGTGAGCCTGCTGACCTACGCCGCCAGGACACTGAATGTGTCTGCTGTCCGGGACGAATACGAGGGAGCGGTTTACAGCAACGGCGGCCACCCGGCCGGCGTGCTGGAAACAGAAGCGGATCTGAGCCGAAAGCAGGATCAGGACCTTGGAGATGGCCGTAAAATCAGTTACAAGGACACCATTCGCCGGGAGTGGGAGCGTATCCACGCAGGCCCAGGCAACGCCTTCCGCGTCGCTGTACTGGACAATGGCCTGAAATACCAGGCGTTGAGCATGAGCAACAACGACGCGCAGTTTGTCCAGAGCAAAAACGTCAGCATTGCCGATATTGCCCGGTTTACCGGCGTGCCCCTGAATCTCCTCTATTCCGGAAAGGAGAGCTACGCCAGCAACGAGATGAACAGCCTGGACTTCGTGAAATATACGCTGCAGCCTGCGGTGACGCAGTACGAGGAAGAGGATTCCCGGAAGCTGCTGACCATCTCTGACCGGAAGCGTGGCCTATGGCTCCAGCGGAACATGATGGCGGAGCTGCGGGGCGATACGGCCAGCCGTAAGGAGTGGTACCGGGCTATGCGGGAGGCCGGTGTATTCAGCGTCAACGACATTCTGGCCCTGGAGGACATGCCTCCTGTGACAGGTGGTGATGAGCGATACGCAAGCCTGAATTATGTGCCGCTTTCGGCATGGCCGGAGCTGAGCCGGGTGAGAGCCGGAGCAGCTTCTAACTAAGGAGGAAACAACAATGGATGATCTGAAGAAATTTGCCCTCGTGGAGAAGGCGGCGTCTTTTGCCCCGGACATGGCGAAGATCAACGCCCAGACGCTGGTGGAGTTGAAGGCGGAGGATGTGTTTGCTTTCCGCATCCGAGCGGCTGACGATCAGGTGGACCGGGACTTTGAGCGGTTCACGCCGGACGCGCTCGACGGCCTCGCCAAGCTGTTTGTGGGCAAGACCGTCATCGCGGATCACAAGTGGAAAAGCGAAATGCAGACTGCCCGCATCTACGACGCGGCAGTGGAGAAGCTGGGCGGAGCGACGGCGCTGGTGCTGTATGCCTACATGCTGCGCAATGACCAGACGGCGGCGACAATCGCCGCCATTGAGGGCGGTATCCTGCGAGAGGTGTCCGTTGGCTGCTCTATGGGAAAGGCCATTTGCTCTATCTGCGGCGCGGATAAGACCCAGGTCTGGTGCGAGCACATCCAGGGCCGGGAATATGACGGTGAACAGTGCATTGTGGAGCTGAGCCAGCCGGAGGACGCCTACGAGCTGTCCTTTGTGGCGGTTCCCGCCCAGCGGAAGTCCGGCGTGGTGAAGCAGTACGGCGGAGAGTCAAACAAGCCCAAGCCGCCCGCACCTAAGAATGACCCGGAAGTACAGAAGGCCCTGGCGTTGATTGCGCTGGAAGAAAAACGATTTTGATTTGGAGGTAATAAGACCATGAATCTGAAGCAGAAAAAGTATGACCTGATGAATACCCGGAAGGGCCTGCTGGATGAGGCCAAGGCCATCCTCATGAAGGACGGCAAGACCGAGGACTACGATGCCAAGATGACCGAAGTGGATAACCTGAACGGCCAGATCGAGGCGGTGGACGCCCTGATCGCCCAGGAGGAGAAGTCCTTCGGCGGCGCTCCTGCTCCTATAGGCAGTCTGAATGGCGGCGCCCTTGGCGGCGGCGCGGAGAAAACCGGCTACCAGAAGGCGGTGAAGGCCTTCGCGGCGGCGGCCCGGGCTGGATTCCCCACTCAGAAGGCCGCCGGCGACATGATGCAGGAAGGCGTGAACTCCGACGGCGGCTATACCGTTCCGGAGGACATCGTGACCGCCATCATTGAGCGCCGCGACAGCAAGGAGAGCCTGCTGGGCGAAGTCCGGGTGGTCAACGTGACTACCAAGAGCGGCCGCCGCACCTTCAAGAAACGCAGCCAGCACAGTGGGTTTACCACCGTGGCCGAGGCGGCCAAGTTTGGAAAGGTGGCCACGCCCCAGTTTGAAACCCTGAACTACGAAATTGAGAAGCGGGGCGGCTATCTGCCTGTGACCGCTGAGCTGTATGAGGACAGCGACGCCAACATCGCAATGCTGGCTCAGGAGTGGCTGGGCGATGAGGCCCGCGTGACCGCCAACAAGGAAATTTTGGCGGTTATCAACGCAAAGGAAGCAACGGACCTGAAGGACCTGGACGGCATTCTGAAGGCATGGGTGGGCCTGGGCTCCGCATTCCGGGCCACCAGCAAGCTCGTTACCAACGACGACGGCCTGCTTTGGCTTGGTACACTGAAGGACCAGAACGGCCGCTATCTGCTGACTCCCAATCCTGCCGATCCCAAGCAACTGCAGCTGTGTATCGGCCCCCATGTCCTGCCTATCAAGACCTATGATAACGATACCATTCCTACCACCGGCACCCGAATCCCCATGATTCTCGGCGACCTGAAGGAGAGCGTGGTGTACTGGGACCGTCGCTCCTTCTCCGTGAAACTCAGCGACACGGCCAGTGTGGGCGACCTGAACGCCTTTGAGCAGGACCTGATCCTGTGGCGCGGCTCCCTGCGGGATGATTGCACCGGTTGGGACGACGAGGCCTTTGTCAACGGCTACATCGATACCGCCGCAGAGGCTGCGACCTGATCGTGAAGTGGCATGATGGAGGCTAAAAAACAACCGGATGCTTTAGTTGAGACGCATTCTAAGACTGCGGAATTGGCGGAGCAGCAAAAGGTTGTTTGAAAATCCAAGGAGGAATAATCTATGGAACTGACTGATGCGCGTAAATTTGCGCTGATGGCATACTGCCGGATTGATGTGCTGGAGCCGGGCGAGAATATCCTCCTGGAGACTCTGTACGCTTCCGCTATCAGCTACATGTCCCAAGCAGGCATCAGTGAGCCGGATGCTGGTACAACAAGGAGAGCGCAGTATGACTTGTGTGTCAACGCACTAGTACTGGACGCTTGGGACAATCGGAGCGCCCAGTCCAACGGACAGAACTGCACCGAAAACTCCGCCTTCCGCCGAATGCTTAACCAGCTGAAACTGACGGAGCCTGTGCCCGATTCGGGCACGGGCTCCGGGACAGGAGGCTGACATGGCATATTCCGCCAACGATCTCAAGTGCCGGGTGGAGCTGCTGCGGCAGGAGGCGCGGCCCAACGACCTGGAGGAGACGACCTACGACTATGTGCCGGAGCGCAGCTTCTGGGCGGAGATCGTGCCCACCGGAGGACGGCAGGAGACCATCCCCGGAGACATGGACCGCATGGACATCACCCACCGGATCACCTGCAGACGGTCGGCGGTGCCGGAAATCAAAAACGGTATGCGCATCCGGTTCCGGGGCCAGGACTATGAGATCCTGTACGCCTATCCCAACTACAAGCGGACCGGCTGGCTGGACATCTATTGCAGATTGGTGGTGGAGCATGGCGTCAGTGGTTTTTGACGCTTCCGAGCTGAGCCAGTATGCAAAAGATCTGGAGCTGGCAGCAAAAAATACCCCGAAAGTCACGAAATCCTTTCTTCGAAAAGAAGGGTCAAAGCTGCTGCGGCAAACAAAAAAGGATGCCCGCAGTGTAAAAGACAAAACCGGAAAATATCGAAAATCCATCAAGCGCGGCAAGGTCTATGACTACCAGGGCTCCCAGGCCATCCGGGTGTACTCCAACGCACCCCACGCGCACTTGATCGAAAACGGGCATCGGATGGTGACCCGCGACGGACGGGAGGTCGGCTTTGTGCCTGGAAAGCATGTCTTTGAAAAGGCAGGGAAAGCATTTGAGCCTGTCTTTGTGAAGGACATCGACCAATTGCTGGAGGAATCACTCGAAAAATTATGAAACTGCAAGCATTAAATCTGGCCATCTGCGGCCTGTACCGCCAGGCGCTGCAAGCCAGCACCAAGGCACCCCTGGTGGCGGAGGATGTGCGGGCTCCTATCACCCGGCCCAGCGGAAAGGTGATGCTGGAGTCCGGCACCGACATCCGTCTGACCACAGGCGGCCGGGAGCGGTCCGCCACCTTTCGCCTGTATTACTTCGCGGCAGATCGGGACAACCCAAAGGCGGAAAACCTGGCGGTGCGGGAGGCCATCGGAGAGGCCTTCTTGAACGGTATCCAGGCGGACGGCACATACCTCGGCATTGATGAGGGCGTGCAGTTTGAGGTGGCGGACGGCGTGCTGGAGGCCACCCTTGACCTCACTTGGCAGGAGACGCTGCCGGAGGAGGCGGTGGAGACCTTCACGGACCCGGAGGCCAGCACAGAACCCATGGAAACCCTAAAACAGACAATGGAGGTAAGCTGATATATGGCTGTGACACTTCCCAAGATTTTGATCAAATTCCAGCAGCTGGCCGCAAGCTTTGTGCAGCGGTCGGAGCGGGGCATTGCCATTCTGATCCTCCGGGACGACACGGAGGGCGGCAATGGTTACGCCGCCTACACGGACGCTACGGAGCTGACAGACGCCCCCTACACGGACGCCAACAAGCAGGCCATCACCGACGCCATGAGCTTCGGCCCCTTGCGGGTGGGCGTCGCCAAAATCGGCAGTACGGACGAACTGGCAGCGGGCCTGGCGCTGGTGACCGCCCAGGAGAAAACCGGATGGATCACCGTGGTGGACGGCACCAGCACGGACTGGACGGCCCTGGTGACCTGGATCAAGGCCCGGGAGGCGGAGGACAGGAGCTGGAAGGCCGTTGTTTACAACGCCACGGCGCCGGATTCCATGCACGTGGTCAACTTTGTCAACACCAGCGTGACCTTTGCAGATAGCCGGGGCCAGAAGACCGGAAGCGCCTATACGCCGTCCCTTGTGGGGCTGCTGGCGGCCTGCAACGTGGAGCGTGGCGCCACCAACTACCTGTGCTCCAATCTGAGCCGGGTGGAGGTGCCGGAAAGCCCTGACACGGTGGTGGGCGCCGGGAAATTCATCCTCATCAACGACGATGACGAGGTCCGGGTGGGTGTGGATGTGAACTCCCTGACCACCACGGACGGCAAGACCAAGACGGAGGACATGAAGTACATCGAGACGGTGGAGGCCATGGACCTGCTGCGGGACGACATTGCCCGGACCTTCCGGGAAGATTACATGGGCCAGTACCGCAACAGCCTGACCAACCAGATGCTGTTCATTTCCGCCGTCAACTACTATTTCCAGCAGCTGGCAGCCAGCGACATTCTGGACCCGGAGTATGAGAACTCCGTGGAGGTGGATGTGGCCGCCCAGCGGTCCGCCTGGCTTGGAACCGGCAAGAGCGAGGCCGCCGAGTGGGACGACGCCACGGTGCGGTCCAACACCTTCAAGCGGACGGTGTATCTGGCGGGTGACGTGAAGATCCTGGGCTCCATGGCAAACCTGGAGTTCCAGGTGACGCTGGCATAAGGAGGAGCGCATATGAGCAAGACCACAAAGACCCTGCACGGCAGCTGCGGCGAAGTGTTTGTCAACGGCGTCCGGCGCCCCATGGCCACCAAGATCGAGGTGAAAATCACCGGAAATTTCACGGACCAGGACGTCTGCGGCGACTACGGCACTTATCCCATCTACAATGGCTACTCCATCGAGGGCAGCATCGAGGAACTCAAGACGGACAGCGAGCTGGAGCTGGCCATCGTCAAGGGTTACGAGACCGGCGTAATGCCGGACATCCTGCTGATGACCTCCCTCCGCAATCCCGCCACCAAAAAAACGGAGCGGTGGAGCGTCAGCGGCGTTGTGTTCACCGAGGCGGCCCTGGCCAATATTGAGGCTAAGAATCCTGTTAGCCAGTCTCTGCCCTTTAAGGCGGAGAAGGTGACCAATCTGGAGGCGATCCGATGAGCAGAATGACCTTTGACGAATTCCTGCGGCGGAAAGACCAGCGGGACGCCGACCGGGTGAAGGTTGGCGAGCTGGAAGTGCCCGGCGGTATGACGCTGGAGGCCCGGATGCCGGGCCGTCAAGCAGTGCTGGAGCTGTACGGCGAGATGCAGGCGGCGGACACGCCCCTGGACATGCTGGAGGCCGGCAAGCACGCGCTGTACGCCGTGTGCCCCCAGCTGCAAAGCAAGGAGCTCCAGGACGCCCTGGGGGCGGCGGAGGACCCCATGTCCGTGTTGGACGCGCTGTTTTCCGTGCGGGAGCAGGAC